ATAAAACATTGCACCTATGGTGTTGCCCTGGCTGGGGTATGTCAGTGATCGCAGTAGAATGTACTAATTGACAAGTTGGAGAATACGGTAGAACGTCCTTATCCAACACAGCCTTTATCCCTCTCCCTGACGAGGTTTTTGTCAGTGTAATATTTCTTTTTGAACTATCCAGCTTAGTACCGTACGGGAAAGTGACTGGTGTGCTTATCTTTGAAATGTTACTTTGGGTTTCGGTTCTTTAGGTTAGTAAGAAAGCACTTGTCTTCTCATACAAAGGAAAACCTGACGTATCGCTTACGAAAGTAGCAATGAAAGAAAGGTGGTGGTTTTAATCGTACCGCAAAAAACGATGGGGTCGTTTTAATTAACTTCTCCTACAAGCGTCTAAACGGACGTTGGGGTTTTGCTAGTTTCTTTAGAGAAAACTAGCTAAGTCTTTAATGTTATCATTAGAGATGGCATAAATATAATACTTGTGTCTGCTGATAAGATCATTTTAATTTGGACGATTAGACTTGTTGAACTACAGGTTACTGAATCACTTGCGCTAATCAACATGGGAGATATGTACGATGAATCATTTGACAAGTCGGGCGGTCCTGCTGACTTGATGGACGATTCTTGGGTGGAATCAGTTTCGTGGAAAGATTTGTTGAAGAAGTTACACAGCATAAAATTTGCACTACAGTCTGGTAGAGATGAGATCACTGGGTTACTAGCGGCACTGAATAGACAGTGTCCTTATTCACCATATGAGCAGTTTCCAGATAAGAAGGTGTATTTCCTTTTAGACTCACGGGCTAACAGTGCTCTTGGTGTGATTCAGAACGCTTCAGCGTTCAAGAGACGAGCTGATGAGAAGAATGCAGTGGCGGGTGTTACAAATATTCCTGCGAATCCAAACACAACGGTTACGACGAACCAAGGGAGTACTACTACTACCAAGGCGAACACTGGCTCGACTTTGGAAGAAGACTTGTACACTTATTACAAATTCGATGATGCCTCTACAGCTTTCCACAAATCTCTAACTTCGTTAGAGAACATGGAGTTGAAGAGTTATTACCGAAGGAACTTTGAGAAAGTATTCGGGATTAAGTTTGGTGGAGCAGCTGCTAGTTCATCTGCACCGCCTCCAGCGAGTGGAGGTCCGATACGTCCTAATCCCTAGGGATTTAAGGACGTGAACTCTGTTGAGATCTCTGTGAAATTCAGAGGGTGGGTGATACCATATTCACTGATGCCATTAGCGACATCTAAATAGGGCTAATTGTGACTAATTTGAGGGAATTTCCTTTACCATTGACGTCAGTGTCGTTGGTAGCATTTGAGTTTCGCAATGCACGAATTACTTAGGAAGTGGCTTGACGACACTAATGTGTTATTGTTAGATAATGGTTTGGTGGTCAAGGTACGTAGTAGAGTCCCACATATTCGCACGTATGAAGTAATTGGAAAGTTGTCAGTTTTTGATAATTCACTGGGAGATGATACGCTGTTTGAGGGAAAAGTAGAGAACGTATTTGTTTTTATGTTCAGGCGGTTCTTGTGTGTCAACAAAGATGGACATTGTTACTCAAGGAAGCACGATGAGCTTTATTATTACGGACGAGTGGACTTAGATTCTGTGAGTAAGGTTACCTCAGGGTACGAGAAACTCTTTATTCACAGAGAACTTTATATCTTAACAGATTTAATTGAGAGAGTGAGTAAGTTCTTTAACTTAGCTCAGGATGTGGTAGAAGCAAGTTTTGAGTATGCCAAGGTTGAAGAGAGGTTAGGTCACGTCAGAAACGTGTTGCAACTGGCGGGTGGAAAATCCACGAATGCCGATTTGACAATTAAGATTTCTGACGATGTCGAACAACTGCTTGGAAAACGTGGTGGATTCTTGAAGGTTGTGAACGGTATCTTGAGCAAGAATGGTAGTGACGTAGTCACTAACGACAATGAGCTTATTCATGCAATTAACCAAAATCTGGTACCAGATAAAGTCATGTCTGTGTCGAACGTAATGAAAGAGACTGGGTTTCTGCAGTTTCCAAAGTTTTTATCTAAGTTGGAAGGACAGGTACCGAAAGGAACAAAATTTCTAGACAAACACGTTCCTGATTTTACTTGGATACAAGCTCTTGAAGAAAGAGTGAATATTCGGAGAGGAGAATCGGGACTTCAGACTCTATTAGCTGATATCGTTCCGAGGAATGCTATTGCTGCTCAGAAATTGACAATGCTAGGTTACATCGAGTATCACGACTATGTGGTGATCGTCTGTCAGTCTGGAGTATTTAGTGACGATTGGGCGACATGTAGAATGCTTTGGGCAGCACTATCTAGTGCTCAACTATATACCTATGTTGACGCCAGTAGAATCGGTCCAATCGTTTACGGTTGGTTATTGTGATTGGTTGATGAGGAAATTCTGTTTGAAGGCTGGTTGAAAGTACCAGGGCGGGAGAAGCCATATTCTCTATCGTTGTAGGAAGCGATTGAAATAATTCCTGTGGTCACGTCGCACGTGAGGTGGTTGTTACCATAAACAATAATGTCGTTGGCAGCATTTAAAATAATTCCATAGTTACTAAGATGGTGATTGTGACCAAAGGAGCGTATGTTCATGAATTTCCGCGTACGGCTGAGTGGAATGCTTTTGCTCAAATTTTGAGTAGAGAACACGGTTATATTGTATCAGATACAGCATTGGAGGGAGCGGCGAAACCTTATTACGTTGTGAACAGTAGTGGGTTTTATGGTCCTCCGGGCTTAGATGGTCTAATTTCTACCTTGGATAGAGAGCTTCAGTATTACTCGAAGTTGTTATACGAAATCAAAGGACTTGGTGTTATGTCAGATGAAAACGTCTTTGGTACACAGTATGATGGAAATCTTACTGCAAGAGTGTCTCGTCTTGAACGCAGACTAAACCCTATGTCAAACATTGGGTCTAGTTCGCGTCCTTGGAGTGAACATAAGAGTGCTGTTAAAAAGGCTGACTTGGAACGATATGTGTACGCCAACTTCGCCGATTGGTCGAATCATTTAGGGCCGGCTGGGAAGAGTACTCGCGAGGTCGTAAAGTATTTGATGTACCGAATGGGCTATTACAGTGATACATCTGGGATCGGGCATGATCTGAATTACAAACATTTCCGGGACCATCTTGATATTTACAACTTAACTTGTTCTCCCCCTTTCCTGGTGAGCAGTGCGGTTGTAGATGGACACTACGCACGGGATAAGTTCGTTAGTTTTCAAGGTGTATGTGGGTTCAATCCGATGTTTCCAGACGTGAATGGTTTGAAGAGTAGTTGGTCTTTAGGTCGTCAACTGGATGATATACGGTCTCAAAAGAAAGAGGTTTCTGGAACAAACCAGGAGCCAAACTATTACTACGATGGCGACACACTAAAACCGATCGGTTCAGGTGCGAGCGTTGTAGGAGAGAGAAGGCCGGGATGGAGGTGAATGTCCCGAAGACATTAAACTACGTTCTTTAAGTAGATCCGTGCCTGAAGTTTTAGGTTCAATTTAAACCTACGAGATTGACATTCTCGACTGATCTTGATTGATCGGTAAGTCTTTTGTAATTTAATTTTCTTTTTGATTTTATTTTAAATTGTTATCTGTTTCTGTGTATAGACTGTTTGAGATCGGCGTTTAGGCTCATTGTCTTACCATAGGGGAACGGACTTTGTTTGTGTTGTTATTTTATTTGTATTTTATTAAAATTCTCAACGATCTGAAAAAGCCTCGCGCTAAGAGATTGTTGGGGGGTGAGTAAGTACTTTTAAAGTGATGATGGTTACAAAGGCAAAAGGGGTAAAACCCCTCGCCTACGTAAGCGTTATTACGCCC